CACAGCCATGACGTTCAATCGTTCCACTGGTGCGATTGCCGTGATTGGCGCATTGTCGAAGGGTTCTGGTTCTTTCCGCATCGACCATCCGCTGCCTGAAAAAGAAGCAACGCACCAACTGGTGCATTCGTTCATCGAAGGTCCGCAAATTGACCTGCTCTATCGCGGCAAGGTCAAGTTGAATGCGGGAAAGGCCCAGATCAACATTGACGAGAAGTTCGGCATGACTGCTGGCACGTTCGTGGCGTTGTGCCGAGACACACAGTGCTTCACCAGCAACGAGCAAGGCTGGCATCGTGTTCGCGGCTCTGTGGCTGGCGCTGTTCTCACCATCGAGTGCGAAGACGCAACTTGCACAGACACCGTGTCGTGGATGGTCATTGCAGAGCGCCAAGACAAGCACATCATGAACACCGACTGGACAGACGAGAATGGCAAGGTCATTCTTGAGCCAGTCAAGCCAGCCGAGCGCCAACCGTACTATTCATCACCAATCATCAAAGAAGGATTCTGACATGGCCACCAACAGCCAAATCGCATTTGCCCCACTTGGCAACACCGTTGTCATCCCTGCTGCGGCTGTTGCTCCAACGGGCGTCCAGGCGCTGGTTGACGCACGCTTTGATGCTCAGGCCACAGGCCAGTACCGCATCATCAACAGCAGCGCCAACACGGTGTTTCTGGGCATTGGCCCAACAGCGGCGATTGCCACGGCCAACGCAGTGGCCCCGGTCGCTGGCACGCCATCCGCAGCCATCGTCCTAGTGCCTGGCGCCGTGGAAGTGCTGCGCTTTGGGCGTGAGTCGTTTTTTAGTGGCTTGGCATCGGCTGCGTCTACTGTCTACATCGTCCCAGGCCAGGGTATCTAAGTGCTGGAGTGTTATAATCCGGCGCAACTGCGCCGGGGGAACCCGTTCGAGCGGCCCCGCTTTCGGCAAGACGCCCGGCGAATCACGCCGGAGCATATATCCATGACTTTCTAAAGAGGCGAGTTATGAACACTCAGACGCTACGCGGGGCGCTTAAATCCCGAACGGTTATTTTCGGCGCAGCCCTAGCGGTCGCCAGCGCGGTGCAACAGTTTGTGCCGTTTCTGCCGCCGCAGTATGTGGGCATCGCAGGCGCGGCGGTCGGCGCAGCGGTGATTGCGCTGCGGTTTTTAACCACTTTGCCTTTAGACGAGCGAGCTTGATTTACTTTTGATGAAAGGTTACTCCATGAACCCGATCACCCCACCCGCAAACGACGAAGAGCGCGAGCGACAGAAGTTTTATCTGGCCATCACCCACGCGCTGAACAGTTTCGCCCAGGGCCAGGAACGCGCATTCTCCATTTTGGCCGAGATGGACAAGTCCGTTAAAGAGCATCACAAGTTCCAGACCAAGGTTTACACCGTGGGCAGCGTGATTGTTGCCATCTGGTTTGCCATATCCGGCATTGTTGGCTGGTACGCGAATCGGCTGGTCGGCGGGTATGACTTGATTGCGGCCAAAGTGGAAACCATGGAGCGCAAGCTAGAAATCAACGATTTGAAGGCCAAGCCCTTGGAAGCCATCCCCGACAAAGTTGACGCGCTGCGGTCTCGGGTGTCGCGCTTGGAAGATTTAGCAGAGCAGCGGAGCGCCAAATGAAGGAGCATCCTTATCTCGCTGGCTTATCGGTGGTGTCCGTGGCCCTGGCGATCTACGCCTTTGCTGCGGTGCTGGTGTTTTGGTCCCAACCGTCACGCGCCGATGGCGTGTCCAGCGTCGTCTCTGCTGCGCTGTCTGATGGCCGAATCAGCCGCGAAGATGCCCGGCGCATCTACTTACTTGAAGAACGCGCCTGGGCCGATGGCACCAAGGTTAAGGTGTACCGCCTGGAGAACGAGCGCACCCATGCCGCGTTTGTGCGCCATGTGCTGGGCATGAACGCCGACGAGTTCGCCCAGCGCTGGGATCGGCTGGTAAATGCGGGGCTGGCCCCAAACATTGGCGTGGTGAAGTCCGAGGGCGACATGATCGCCACGATTGGGCGCAAGCACAACGCCGTGGGCTATCTGAGTAATGGGTACATCGTTTTGAATATGCGGGGGCATGATGCCAAAATCATCAAAGTGGACAATTAAGCTGGCCCTGTTGTGCGCGGGCTTGGCTTCGGCAGCGGCCCACGCTAAAGAGGATTGGTCGATCTCGCACTCTGGGTTTATCACTTACACCGCCTTCAGCGACCCGAGCTTTTACCCAAACGCCGGGAAGCTGGCCCTGAACATCGGCGCGGAGCGTGGCGAGCTTGCGTTGCGTGCGCAGATCACGGACCAGGGCTTTAGCCGTTGGGCGCTTGAATATGGCATTCCGGCGTTTCAGCGCAATTTTTTGGTGCAAGTGGGCCGGGTTCCGCGCCTGACCACCTTTCATTCGGACATTTTCGGCAGTCCGGCTGAATGGGGCATGGCCGTTTTACCGCTGGCCAGCTACAACCGGCGCATGGTTCACGCTCAGGCATTCAACGCCGTGGAAGGCGTGCGCGTGCAGCAACACCTAGCGCTTGGCGGGCATAGCCTTCGGCTGGCCGCTGTGACCGGGCGCTTGAGCAGTCAAGACGATTGCGCTTTGCAGCAAGAATTCAGCAAGGCTCCCACCTGCGACCCGCAATGGCGCATCGTCGGCACACCGGGCAGTTATGCGGTATCAGCCCAAGGGGAACAGGGGCGGTTTCAATGGCTTCTAAGCGTGGATCGCTTTCAAGCCAAGACCGAGTTGACCGTTGGTGAGGGCGTCAAGCCTGGGCGCAGCGCGCTGCTGAGCACTCAGGTTCTTGCCCCGCGCATTGATTACCGCGTCTATCGCTGGGGGCTGAAATGGTCGGATGTGGATTGGTACGTCCAGGCCGAAGGCACCGAGAACCGCACCCGCACCAGCACGCTGGGTCTGATGAGTTCGGCCTTTGACGGCAGCGTGACCCTCGGTCTGCGCCTTGAGCGATGGACGCCGTTCGCGAATCTAGCCTATGGCCGTGGCCACGCCGAAGGCAGCCGACCCAGCCGTGACCGCGCCTTGGGCCTGACATACTTGACCGATGACTGGGCCGCAACTATTCAGCACAACCGGGGCACGGGGTCTTGGAAGCGACTGGACACGCCCGAGACCGACTGGAACACCACCAGCGCAGCAGTCACCTACCGCTTTAAGTGAGGACCGCCATGAAACTACCCGAAGGATTTAATGAGGCATTTGCGCGTCTGATGCTGTTTGAAGGCGGCTATGTCAATGACCCTGCCGACCCTGGCGGCGAAACGAAGTACGGGATTAGTAAGCGCAGCTACCCCGGCGAGGACATTCGCAACTTGACCCAAGCCCGAGCGCAGCAGATATACCTGAGCGACTATTGGGGGCCGGCCGGGTGCGATTCCATTCCCATGCAAGCTAAATATTTTGTGTTCGATATGGCCGTCCATTCGGGCGTGCGCACAGCCGTGATGGCGGTGCAGACCATTTGCGGCGTTGTGCCCGATGGCAAGTTTGGGCCAGTGACCGCGCAGGCGGTTCAGGCCATGAACGGCGATAAGTTCGCGGCGCGGTTTCTGGGCAACCGTTTGGATGCGCTCACGAAGCTCCCGACCTGGGGCAATTTTGGAAAAGGCTGGGCGCGGCGCATTGCTGCACAGCTCATGGAGGTGTGAATTGGGTAAATCAGATTGGTTAGATGTGGTGCGCAGTGTTGCGCCAACACTGGCAACCGCCCTGGGTGGGCCACTCACAGGCGCGGCGGTATCGGCTTTGTCTGAGGCCATTTTGGGCCAGCGCACTACCGATGCGCACAAAGTGAGGCAGGTCATTGAGCAGGCCGACGCAAAGACCCTGGCGCAAATCAAAGCGGCCGAAGATGCGTTCACCTTGCGCATGACCGAGCTTGGGGTTGACCTGGAGAAACTCGCGGCGCAAGACCGCGCAAGCGCCCGCGACATGGCCGCAAGAACGAGCGACATTTACACGCCCCGGTGGTTGGCGGTGGGCGTCACCATCGGTTTTTTTTCGGCATTGGCAGCGATGATGACCGGGCACGCTACCAAATCAGACGAGATGATGATAATGCTGGGCAGCTTGGGAACGGCTTGGACGGGCATCATTGCGTATTACTTCGGGTCCAGCGCAGGCAGTCAGCGAAAAAGCGAGTTGCTGGCCAGGGCGGAGCCGGGGAAGAATCTCTAGCCGCCGGAAAAGGCCGTGAGGCTATGCCAGAGCATCCACAGGATGCCCATGACAAACCACCAAACAGCACGCCTGCGCGCAGCGGCCTAACCCATTAATCAACCGGAAGCCTCGCGGCTCCGGTTATTTCAAACGTTAACCGGCTTGAAGTAGCGCACCGAATTCGCG